GCCATTGCCGCGATTGGTGATCTGCTCGATGTAGGTGTTCTCCCTGATTCCGGGCATCCCCTTGACCTTGTGGCCTGCCTTGTCTGCCTGCATGATGATCAGCAGGTAAACCTTCTCGGTGTCAAGATAGCTCTCTGCCTCGCTCATTGCGTCCAGCAGGTTGTCAGCTTCCAGAACCTTGTAATCGGTGGTCATGGGCTTGTAGGTTGCGCGGTAGTCGATTGCGACGATGTAGGACTTCTTCATTTTTCTATTCCTCCTGTTTGTTTGGTGGTGCTCTCTACATTAGTTATTATACTACTTTTCAATTATTTTGTAAATAGTTTTTTATATTATTTCAGTATATTTTTATTCTTAGGGAGTAAAAAATTAAGCACCAGCCTTTCAGCCGGTGCCGGATGATCATTCTTTCGTAGAAGATGCGGTGATAGGATTTTCTCGTTTCCTTGCAAAAACTGCAAATAAGAGTTAAAATCAAATAAGAACGGAGGTAAAAAACATGGAGCAAAATTTGAACCCTGTAACTTCTATTTCGGAATGGACAGCTTTCCTCACATTCATTGTCGCTTTTTGCGCGTTGATTTCCCCTATATTGACAGCTCTCTGCAATAATTGGCATCAACGTGAAATGAAACGGTTAGAGTACAAGCATCAAGAGCGCGAAGAACTCAAAAAGCGTGAACGTGAGATCTATGATGGATACCTTCGCTCTGCCGGTGCTGTATTACAGTACAAAACGCCTGAAACATTACGAGATTTTGGCGAGCATTCGAGGCTTGCAATGTACTATGTGCCAACAGACATCCGTGAAAAAATGCTTCTCTTTGAAAAGCTGATTGAAAACGCCTATCCAAATGATTGCTGCTTCGCTCAACGGGCTAATTTGCTTGATGATATCGTCGTCATGATGCGAGATATAAGAGAGCAACAGTCAAAACAATCCCAACAGCAGTCGAATAAAGCGGATACCAGCTCATAATCTCCGGTGTGTATTTTCTGACGAAGTGGTTTGCCATAAAAACGGCGGCCCAAAATACGGTGATCAACTTCAGCGTTTCAATAAGTCCCGGTTGACCGGCCACAATAGCAAGCTGGTCAACCGGGATTCCTTTTGTAAAGCCTCCCATCGTTTTCCCTCCTTAATCAAACTCCGGCATTGCAAGAATGATCTTCTTGCAGTGTTCCTCACTGACCCTGTACGGCTTGTGCCGAAGGGTGTTATCCTGCAAGATCTGCCAGTAAACCATTGTCGGCAGCTCAAACAGGGCGGTGCAGCGCGGATACAGGCGCACGGCCTGATTCCTGATCTCTGCGTTTAGTTCATCTGCTCTTGTCATTTTATTGTACCTCCAAAATCAGCTCCCGGAGCGTTTCAACGCCGGGGACATAATCGTTACACATCATAATATAAACGTTTCCCATGTCATTGGCGGCGGTCTTGATTGCATTGGCGTTTTCGCTGCGCTTTGCCGTTAAATACTCGTTAATGGCGTTTTCAACAATCTGCGCCCTATCTCTTTTTGTCATTTTAACCCTCAAAGCGCCCGTTAGGCCAGATAGCACAGCCTTTTGATTTACCGGGCAACAGCCTTTGTCATTGCATCGATCAGCCAGTGACCGCCCATGACGTTGTTCCAGTTGTTGGCCTGATAGTTCTTCGTGTTACGGTGAGGAGCGCTGTGGGTAACAAAATCGCTCATGGCGTTCACAGCGCCCCACGCAGTGTTGCGGAACTTTGCAAGGTCGGGGGCCATCACACAGACCATGTAGCCGTCCTTCATCTCCTGCACATGGCGCTTCTGGATGTTGCTCATGTCATCCGCTTCAGGGAACAGCTCGTCAAGGATCTTCCGCAGGCGCTCGTCAGATACGGTGGTGTTTGCCATCTGATCTGCACGCTCAGCCAGAGCGTCCATGTACTTTCCGGCCATCTCAAGGCACTGCTGCGCTTCCACCAGCTTGGTGCTGATATCGCCCACATGGCGCACGCTCCACGCCCGCTGTGCCGTGTTCAGGGCGAGGTTCAGGGTGTTATTGCAGACCACCCGAACAGGGGTCATGCAGACGCGGACAGCGCCGGAGCCGTCATGGGTGTTGGAGAAGCAGACATACGGCTCTGTCTTATCTCCGCAGATTTCGGAATCGGGCAGCTTTGCCAGCAACCAGATCTTCTTGCCGTCCAGCAGGCTGCCCGCCGTCTCGTAGTGGACATCGCCGCCAATCAGGGCATCCGTGAAGGCAAATGCATCCGCGTTCTGCACAATGCGGTACTTGTCACTGACCACACCCAGCACCTTGTTGTCAGAGCTGCGGACATTCGCCTTGTAGCCGGGAATCGGCTCATAACCGCCATTCAGCCACATATCGCGGGCCTCAACCGTCCAGTCCAGACCTGCCAGACGCAGGGCATCAGCGCTGGTGGGTGCTTCCTGTACCATCGTGCCGAGGCCGTGCCAAGGCTTCTCGCGGACATAGAACATCGTTTCAACATTTGCAGACATATTTCGTACCTCCAAAAATTATTGTGTTGTGCGGTGGCTCCCGCGACCATCCCGGTGAAGTCACCGGAATGGTTTCGGCTGCTGCCGGGCAGCCATCATCAGGCGGGTCAATAGATTTCCCTTTCAAGCCTTAAACTCCGGGCATACAGAGCCACGGAAGTGAGTGAGACGGATTGCGTGCTTCAGCTCCCTGTCGCTCATGCAGGGGGTGCAGAGCTTGCTGACGAATTTGATTGCCAACCACAGGCCGTCAACAGTCTGACGGTCAAGAACCGCCCGACGCTCGGTATCGGTCTGGGCGGCGTAGTACCGCTTGAGGGTGCTATTGCAATCTGCAACAAAGTTGGCGGGGATGTTGATAGAAAGTGCATTCATGTTCAGCCATCCTTTCATCATCAAACAGTGGGCATTACGCGGGCCACATAAGACCGGCGGCGGTCGTTCATGTAAACGCAAAGATGAACGGTGCTGACATACTCGCCGCTCTCGGCGCTGTCCATCTCGCAGAGCACATCCTGCCAACCGAACACATCAGCGCCGGAATAGCTCATAGCTGCAAGGAAGCAGGTCTTGCCAGATTTCTTGGCTGCGAACCGCTCGACTTTTTTGATCTCGGAGATTTTCAGGTTGAAGTCTTTCATCGTTTTGTACCTCGCTTGTTGATTTTTTACTGATATAGTAGTATTATTTATGTAGGATATCTGCTCTTTACATTTGCAATTATACTACTATCAAATTATTTTGTAAATAGTTTTCTATTATTTTTTCGTATTTTTTTATTCTTCGTTAATTTCTTTATTGCGAGGTGCTATTTATGGGGAACATTTCGAGGATTCGCGATCTTGCCGACAAGAATGGAGTATCCATTTCATTCCTCAGCCAAGCTATCGGAAAAAGCTCAGGATATCTGGCAAACGCAACAAGCCGCGATGCAGATGTCCCTGTGAAGTACCTCCCTGCACTTGCAACAGCGCTTGGAACGTCTGTTGACTACCTTCTTGGAAAGACGGATGATCCTTCTGCAACAGACAGTGACATGCAGATAAGTGACGATTATGGAACATTCCAGTATGATAGGTTTTACGACCTGTGCAAGAAGCAGGGGAAGATGCAGTCACACCTCTATGATCTTGTTGGCCTGCCGTCAAAAGCTGGCAGCAACCTCAAGCGCACCAAAAAGGTGAGGCCCGAAATCCTTGAGGTGTGGGCTGCAGAGTTGAACACCAGCGCAGAATACCTCAACGGTGAAACCGATGATCCTTCCCCTGTACCAGCCCCGGCTGCCCCTGCGCAAAAAGAAAAAGCCCCCCAGTCAGACGTTGACCGCCTGATGGAGGGCTTGAATGCCGAAAGTATACGGAAACTGAGAGAATATGCAGAGCTGCTCCTGCTTGGGCAGGAACAAGGGAAAGAAAAGCTGTAAAGTACAGACATCCTACTATAATAATAGTGTAAAAGTGTATAAAAGTGTTGTAAATATCACTTATAAGTGATATAATAGCATAGGCGCAGACAGGATGTGGTTATATTGAATGATCTTGAAACACTGCTGCAACTAGTGATGTTGCTTGCAAAATATGGAAATTCAGTTATTGTTCATGATGTTTTCCGAGATGAGCTTGCTGGCTTACTTGCAAAATCAGGTTCAGAGGATAAGTTTTTCAAACGTTTAGCATCGTATATTCAACAGCTTGTGGAAAATGGGGAAGCCGCAATTGGCCCTCCGGGTGCACCGATCGAACATTTGGCAGGGCAAAAGAACCTTTGTGCTATGAGGTTCAAACTTGGAATTTCAAATCTTCGGGTTTTCTTTGTTTATAAAGATGGTTTAATATACTTGCTATCTTCTTTCTACGAAAGACAAGGACACAAAAACACTGAATACAGTACCCACACACCTATTGCTAAAACGCGTTTTGCAGAACTTATGGAAGGAGAATGAAAATGTCTCATAGAACAACATTGTCTGACCTTATCGCTGCCATAGCCAAAAACATGACTACTGCCGAACTTGCAAAGGCCGTTGTAAATATCCAAATTCAGCAAATGATACACGACACCCGCATGGCAAAAGGCTGGACGCAAAAAGATCTTGCTGATAAAATGAGGGTAAAACAAAGCCTTGTTTCCCGTTGGGAAAGCGGGGATTGCAACTATACCATCGACACTTTGATTGACATTGCCGATGCTTTGGGGCTGTCGGTACAGTGCCCTTTGAAGCCCGATGAAAGAATCATGTCCACCGAACCTGAAAATGTGAAGTCTGATGCTGCAAACAACACAGCTTTTAAAACGCCTGACTTTTCTTCGTCAAGGTTGATTCGGTTCCCTGAAACACCTAAAAAGCCAACCGGAGGTGCACACAATGGATGCAAAGCAGTTTGAAGCTGACATTCAGTATCTTGGAAGCTTTCTTACGGAATGCTCTTTTGATAATAATATCATTGATGCTGTGTCGCAGTGTGAATTAACGCATCAGCTCTCCGTTTCTATCAGTGAGCAAGTTCCAATTGATGATCCTTCTAAGAAGGCTGCTTATGTCAGGCTCATTCTTGACGGCGTTTATTCATTGCAGGATGGCTCAGAAGCTTCCTGCAAGTATCACATGGTTATACACGGCAAGTTTATGATTGATAAGAGCGTACCTGACGAAGATTTTGAAACAAAATTGTGGTTCAACGGCTCTGCAGCGGTGTATGGCATTGCCCGTTCAAAAATGGAGGTTATGTCCTCTATGGTTCTTAATCATGGAAAAATCGAGCTTCCAATGGTCAATATGTACGAACTGCTCAAAGCTCAGTTTGAAAAAGAAAACAAAAGTTAATCCTCGTTCTATGTTTATCCTCCGGGAATGACGGGGTGCCATGTGGCGTAGAATATCATTCACTTGTAAGAGCGGGGTTTGCTGTGTGCAGATCCCGTTCTTTGTTCGTTATTAAAGCAAAAAAGCCCCTCGGCAAAGCCGAAGGGCCAGTGTACAAAGGAGCCGCTTCAATCAGCCCCTTCGTGTGCGAGCTGGGTTCTTCGCAGCGCGGCAGCGTATACTTCCAGCTTTTTGCGGTTATCCTTTGAGAGGGTGTTGTATACATTCCTCATATATTGCCTGTCCCTCTCAACACCCTTAGTGCTTTCGAGAACAGCCGTTTTCTCCTGCATCTGCGTGTCACCTCCATGTTTCCATTTTTGTTTTGTGGCCCTCTCCAAAGCTCACAAAACAACTGCTCACAACCATATGCTACATCAAACAGTTGTTATTGTCAACAAGTATCAAAAAAATTGGATGTTTTTGCAATTTCAACCGAAAGGAGCAGAACGATGAAAAAGAGAACGAACACAGCGTTTTGGGTCGAAAAGGAAAAGCGCTGGTGCATCGCAGTTCAGAAGAACGGCACCCGCAAGCGCTTTTACAGCAGTACGCCGGGTCGAACAGGACAACGGGAAGCAAACGCAAAAGCGGATGCATGGCTTGATGATAGCATCAGAGACGGAAAAAAGAAGGTCAGCGCCCTTTATTCAGAGTGGGTGGAAGAGCTGAAGCTCACCTGTGGCACATCCTATGTTACGCAATGCCAGCGTTACGGGGACTGCTATATCCTGCCGACCTGCGGGAACATCCGCATTGACGAGCTGACCGAGGGCGACCTTCAAAAGGCAATCGACGTTTCGTTTCGGAAGCGATCTCAGAAGAAGAACCAGCGCAAGCCGATTTCAGACAAGCCATTGAGCCGCAAAACGCTTATGACGATTCGGGCGGCGGAAACCGCCTTTGTCAAGTGGTGCCGAAGGAACAAGTACACGACACTGCATCCTGATCTGTCTATCCCGAAGAATGCGAGAATGGGAAAACGCACAATTCTTCAGCCCACCGCTCTGAAGGTGCTGTTTAGCGTAGATACCCGTACCTACTACGGAAAGCCGGTATTTGACGAGTACATCTACGCCTACCGCTTTGCAGTTGCGACCGGCCTTCGTCCCGGAGAGCTGATTGGCTTATGGTATGGAGACATCAAAGGGAACACGGTCAACCTTCGGCGCAGCATCAACGTGCACCGGGAACAGACGACCGGAAAAAACGAAAACGCAATCCGCTCTTTTGACATGGGCAAGGAAGCTCGCGAGGCATACGAGGCACAGGTGCAGCTTCTGAAGGCTCAAGGTATACTTCTGAACTACAATACCCCGCTGTTTCAGATCCCGTCAGAACACGCGCTCTATCGCCGCTGGGAATCCTATCAGGAAGCAAACGGGCTTGAGCCGAAAGTTTCACTTTACGAGCTGCGGCACACCTTTGTCAGTGTTGAATCCAGCGTCCTGACTGACAGCCAGCTGAAGATGCTGGTCGGTCACAGCAAGAACATGGACACTGCCGGAGTGTATCGGCACGAGCTTGACGGTCAGAGGGAAGATCTTGCTGCCGCTACCACCGCGGCATTCAAAAAGGCACAGGCCTGACTCTGGTAACAGTTTTGGTAACACTCTTTTTTGTAAACGTAGCAAAATACATGGGCCACAAACCAACCGCACTACCTTTTTAGCAAGTGTTTAGGCGCGTTGCAGATACGTTTTTGACACCACTCAATCATTTTTTATTGTTCGACTCCCATCGCCTCCACCATGAAAAAAGAACGCCATTTCGTTAGGAATTGGCGTTCTTTTCTTTATCATGGTAACGTTTTTGGTAACACTATTGAGTTTTCAGGCTGCTCTCACCAGCGCATTATACAGCATTTCAATGAACTGTACCGCGCTTGGGCATCCGGTCAGCGGATAGCCTGCCAGCTGCTGCACATACTCCGGGTTTGTGAGCCATGCACCTTTAGCTGCCCGGCGGACAGCGCTTTGAATCGCTTTTGGCTCACATCTTCTGCGGTCGGCGATAGGGGTATAGATATCTTTCTCCACGGCCTGCAGGCGGTCTTCCTGCTCACAGACCAGCTCAAGACACTGGCACAGGATACTGTAGGCGCTCAGGTTACGTGTAATGCCCATCGGGCGCAGCAGATCATTGACTTGAGTGGACAATTCGGAAACGATCATAGTTGACACATCCTTTCTATGCGTCAACTCTAACCGAAAAATACTTAAAATTTACCAATTACGTCGATATACGTCGTAAAGCGTCGAAACACGCCAAACAAAAACAGCCCCGAGGAACCGTCAGGCTCCCCGGGGCTGTTGCTATGTATGGCTATTTTGGGCAGGGCGGCTTACTTTCCCTGTGCCTTCAGTTTGTCGTAGGTCTGGTCTGCCTGAAGGGCTGCGGGGGTGAAGCTGTTGTTCTTCCACCACGCGACCAGCGCGGCCACGGTGGTGATGCCAGCGGTGACCAGCTGTTCCACAGTCTGGCTCTCGATGGGCAGGATGGGCTTGCCCAGTGCAGACAGCACCTGATTGGTCAGGGCCAGCAGCAGGCAGGCGGTGCGGGCAATGGTGCCTGCGGAGATGGTGGGTGCGTTGTAGGTGGGTGCGTTCATAGTCAGTTCCTTTCTCCCGGCAGCGCCGGGCTTGCATTTAATCGCGGATGGGCAGCGCCTTGGCCCGGTTATAAAGCTCGGTGCCGGTGCCATTGCCGCCCAGCGCGTGGTAACTTTGGTATAAGTATTCGAGGTTCTTCAGGCCGCTGGCATTGATCCAGCCCTGCTGGCTGTAGTAGGTGCACGCCTGATACAGCCGGTCATGCATGATGGCCAGCAGGCCGTCCTTGATGGTTTTGTACTCGGTTACTTTCTTTACGAGGTAGCCCCAGCCAAGACCCAGCAGCCAGATGGCTCCCTCCATCCAGTGCGCGGAGATGTACGAGAAAATCTGCTGCATTGGTATCAATCCTCCGAATCTTCAATGTTATCTTCCCACGCCTGCTGGATACGCTGGCCGTTGGCACAGACCACATCCATGGTAGCGTCGGCCTGAATGTTCGTTGCGATCAGCGCCTTGTCCATCGTGTCCATACCGAAATAGCCGGTGAACACTTCACCCGTGGGCAAAGGTGCGGCTATCGCGAGCTGACTGATTTTGTGCTCTTCCAGTGTAGCTAATACCTCGGAGAGCCACGATGCATAAGGTGCATCAGAGATCAGGTAACTTGCCATGTTGTCCCCCTCACAGCGTCCACCGGCTCTTGTTCGGGCGGGTGTCCACGTGCACCCAGCCCTTGGCCCGGCCTGCCTTGACCGGGTAGCGGCCCACGCCGCCCCAGCCGGGCATCAGGCTCTCTGCGTAGGCGGCCACAGCCAGCGGGTCGGTATCCTGCACCTGAATGTCAGCGGCCCGGCCCAGCAGGTGCTGGCTGGATTTAGAGCCGCCCACCCTTGTGTTGTGGCTGGCCGTGCGGTAGCCGCTGGTGATGGTCACCGGCTTGCCAAAGTGCTCCCGGATGCACTGCAGCAGCACCACAAGGCCTTCGTCAATGAGGATGGTGTCGGTGCCGTCGCGGCAGCGGAACTCCCGCACGCGGAACGCGGGGGAGAGCTGCGCTGCGCCGTCCTTCTTCAGGCTATACTGTTTGATCGCCATATGTATCACGTCCTTTCACG